CGTTCCAGTCGTAGGCGTCCTCGATCTGACGCTTGGCGTCATTGACGAATTTGCCCACAAGGGACGAATAGGTAGTCAAGTTGACGGTCGTCACCTGCTGCTCCCGGAGACGGGTCAAGACATCGTTGACGAGTTCTAAGTAGGTCATTTGCTTTTCGCCTTATTCCTTGCGGAGATAGCTTTAGCTTTTACCTTTGCGTCTGCCTTGGATGTAGCGCCCCAAGCGTTTAATGACAGCAACAGCCTAGTTGGCTTGCCATCAACGCGCTCGGGACCGGGCGTGTTGCCCATCCTGGCGACAAAAGAAGCTCGTCGTGGGTTGTCGCCGGACTTTACCGGCGGCTTGAGGTTTCCCCCAGTTGTTGCATTATAAGACTCCCGGCCCTTGGCATTCAAGCCGCCTTTTGCATTTTGGCCGGCTTTTCTTTGCCAAGCGGGTGTCTTCATTTTTTCCTCGGTTTAGCCGTTTTAGCGGACTCCTTAAACGCAGCGGCAGTTGGCGCGCCTTTGGAGCCAGGTTTTCTCATCTTCTCGCCAGACCCCGCCTCGATACGCTTACGTTTAGCGTTGATGTTGGCGTACAGGCCGGCCTTCATTTCTTGGCCTTTTTCTTGGCCATACCGGCCATGCTAAGCCCGATCGCTACCGCTTGTTTCTGCGGGTAGCCCTCTTTGCGCAGTTTGCTGATCTTGGCCGAAGCAGCTTCCTGCTTGCCTTTTTTCGTGTATGGGTACTTCTTTCCGTCAACCATTGGCATGATGTCACCCCTTATTTGAAAAACAGTCTATCCGCAACAAAAGTCAGCACGCCGCCCAATGCGGACGCGATCGTCATACCCATCCAAAAGCCGCCTTTGGACTTATTGGCCATTTCCAGCAGTTGTTTGACATCGTTGCGCAAAGCGTGGATCTCTGACTGCATGAGTTCTACTTGCGCTTCCAATTTGCCAAACTCTCTTGGGTCAATTTCCGACATTTTCCATCTTCCTTGGCCGCCCCTGCCGTTTTGCTGGCGGGGATAGGGTTACCAAACTAGCCCCTTCGCTGTGCGTATCCTCGGGTAAATCGACGCGGATATAGCCTTGATGGCCCTTCATGCTGTCGATGTCGTGCTGCAAAGTAAACGTGACCGTCTGGCCACTGGATAGACACTTAAAAGTTGCCATGAAACCTCCTGATGGCAAGACGGGGGCCAAAGCCCCCGGCTTTTACGCCAATGAACGTGCGACTACGAGACGCAGAGTAGCTGCTGCCAGATCGACGGTACCGCCGGTTTCGTTCTGGAAACGGATACTGACCACGTTAGCAGCACTGACGTAAGCGGTCACAATCAGACCGGCTACATCCACTGCCAAAGAGGCGCTAAGCACCATGTCGCCCAAGGCTACGCCGGGGACGGCTACGGTGTCGGTGTCACCTGCGCCGTCAGACAAGCTGTCGGCGTTAAGTGAAGCGCGTACAAGAAAAGTATCGGTGTAAAGACCGCGAAACTGGTCATTGCCAGCGCGGACGACGACGGATGTTGCATTTGCCATGATGTTCTCCTAATTAGGTTAAAAACCCCCGGCCGAAGCCGGGGAGTTTAATTAGGCTGGAACAGCCAGTGCAAAGGCCGAGGACGATGTAGCAGCGCCGACGGTTGCCGCAGTACGCATTGCCTTGACACCGTAGAGCATGTCAGAGGTGAACAGCGTGCCCAGGTATTCCTGCTTGTACTGGGTCTGCGAACGAACGCCCATCTGCTCAACCAGAACCATCGACTCCTTGTGGCCCATCAGGCAGATACGGTCAGCGCCCGAGTTACCAGCGCCGAAGTCAGCGTTGGAAGTCACGAACACAGGGATACCGTACAGGTTGCCGATTTCGCCGTTACGGATGGCGCTGCCATCACCCACGAATGCCTGCTCAGTGTAGCGAGCCAGACCCATCAAGGTGTTGCGGCTTGATGGAGGGATGATGAAGAAACGGCCGTCCATTGGGGTGTCGTTGTCGTCCAGACGCTGGATGGTGCGACGGATCGCAGCATCGGTCAGGGCGGCAGCGTTCGAGCTGGTGCTGTTGTACGCAGTCGTGCCGTCCGAGCCAATGTAAGCCTTGGTGGTGGTGTTGCTGGTTGCGTAGTCGTCGGTGCCGACGGTTGCGCCATTGAAAGCACGGCCGAGCTGAATCAGGTCGGTATCAACCTGCTTGGACAGCGCGTAGCCAGCGTCGTTGGTGTAGAACTGACGCAGCGAGTTCAGAGCTTGAGCTTCGACGATGTCTTCGATCAGGCGGCTGTACTCGTAGTGCTTGTTGATCAGAATCTGGACTTCAGATTCGGTCGCAGCAATCAGAGTAACAGCGTTAGTGGCCACTTTAGCGGATGCAGAGCCACGGGTTGGGGCTGGAACGTGAACGGTGTCACCTTTCTTGCCTTTAAAGTTCATCTTCATAACAACATTGGCCAGAACCAGGTTCTTTTTGTAGGCCGCAACAATTTCATCACTCCAAATCTCTGGAATAAAGGTTGCTGCTGTTGTCGTTGTTACGCTATTTGCTGGATTAAATGCGGTTGCCATGTCTAACTCCTAAAGTCAAAAGTAAAATTTACTTGACCCGTCCTTCTGCGTAGGCCGCCATAATCTCATCTGACAGCGCATCGTAGCGAGCTGGGTCGGTCATTTTCAGCCGAATAAGGTCAGCTCTGCGGTAGACACGTTTTGAACTCTCCCCGGTACCCCCCGTATCCACTTGCGCGGCTTTGAGCGTCTGCTGGCGGGCTTCCTTACCGGATTGTTCCACCTGCTTTTGCTTGATACCACGCAACTGTTTATAGGTTGACAACAACTCATTCGCCGCATCGAAATCAAACTGCGCATCCGCTCGGGTGTAGAGCTCGAGTCGCACCTGAGACGATTTAATCCACGTCTCAAAGTCCTTATCGGCGCTGATTTCCATGAAATCAGGGTGCTCTTGCGCCAGGCGCTGCTGCGTTTGCATCCGTTTGAACTCGATACCCGCTTGACGGGCAGCGACAACATCGGGATGTGTCTCAACGGTTTTTTGAATCGCCTTCTGGGGATTCTCAAAAAAGTCTACTTCAGGCTCTACCTGTTCAACAGGTTGCGATTTTGACGAGAGATTCTGCTTAATCAGCTCATCGGCTAGTTTCCGCACTTCCCCGACTTCTTGGGCCTGACGACCAATGACCTTTTCGGCCTCTTGGTGCATCTTAACGATGTCCTCAATTGACTTTCCGCGATAGCGGTCGGGCAATTCTGGGACTTCTGGCGCTCTTAGTTCGGGTAGTTTCGCTTCCTCTGCCTCTAACTCACTAGGCATCTCTGGTTCTTTATCAATCAACATGTCGAAGTTCCTTTTCCTGCCATCTTTTGGTTCTCAGGATTAAACATGAACAGGGCATTTCTGCTTATCTGTTCGCCTTCTGCTCGGATTTTAGCTTGTCTCGGTGGCTTTTATCAAACTTTGCGTGAGCTGTTGGAAACGCTCCCGACCACCCTTCCAATTTAAACGCCGGTGCAGATATGGTGCGGCGGGCTGTCTTGCCGCAATTGCAACGAACTTCTTTGTCTTCATATTCGACAAATCGTTCGATGCGCTCTCCGCTTTCGCAGAGAAATTCAAAGATCTTTCTCATTGAGTGCCTCGTATGCCTCTTCGCTGACCTGTTTCAAGGTTTTCAGCCAATTTAGGATAGATAACTCACCCTTCTTAAATTGTAAATCCTTTTCGTCCTGGATAGTGGATACATTGTTCAAGGACGTTATCATTCCGTCAATATCTTCAAGTAGATCGCGCCAGCCCTGGTGGGCCATCATGGCGAACCGATCTTCGTAATAGCGTTGCAGTTCAGGCGTCATGCTTCCTCCGCCGGTTCCGGTGTGTTTCCTTCTTCAAGCCACTTCAGGTAAGTTTGATAGTCGGTGTTGGCTGGGTCGAAGGGGATGCAAGCGTTGTCTGAAGTGCGAATCACTTGATTTGTAAATTTTGTAAGCCTGTACATTTTATAGCTCCGCAGTAGCAGCAATATGGATTGCAAAATATTGGTTTACAGCACTAGCCGAACTTGAAGTAAAAACCCCCACACCAGTAGCACCAAGCACAACGGATACTGTTTCACCAACGTCTGTGCCAGCAGAATCATTCCTAAAACCTGAACCGCTAGATGATGGGTTATAGGTTGTGATTGTTGGCGTAGCTCTCATCTGAACTGGGAAATTAAAAAATACGGGAACTCTAGCTGATGTTGATTGAGACATAGAAGCAATGCTGCCAGCTATACCTTTGTTTGACCCCC